TTTAACAAGCTGTTCATGATTACCTTTTCCTAAATCTAAAGTTATATCTTCATTATTAGGGTCTAAAGTAAATCTAAATGTATCTCCACCTTTATCGTTACCGTATTTTACTTTAATTCCAAATTTATTAACACCTACTCCAGTTAATCTAATATCAACTACTTCATCTCCTTGACCTCTTAATACTCTTAGCAGAGACTTACCTACAGTTCTACCAACTGCTTGTGCTTCTTCTGCAGTGTATTTTCTACCTGCTTCTTCTTTTATTCTTTTTTGTCCTATACTTGCATGATCTATATTTGGGTCTGTTTTTATATTATTAACAGTTTCTTGATCTGCTGGATCTACTTTTAATACTTTATCAGGTAGATTTCCTTTATAGGAAATAGTAGTAGGCATTGTTGATTCTACTAATTTCATTAATTTTTTCATATGTTAGTCTATAAATATAGTAATTATTTTTTTATTATACAAATAAATAGAGATTTTTTCTATTGACAATGGTAATTTAAGTACCTTTGTAATGCTTTTGCATAATGAGTTCCCTTATCTTCTAGCTTTGCTTTTGCACTTCTTACTTTTGAACATGATAATTTTCCTAATCGATCTTTAAGTATTCCTGGTTTTACAGGATCATCAACACCCTCTTGTGTATTTTTAAGAATTTCTTTTACTGCTGCTTTATAAGCTTTACTTCCTTTCCTAGCAGGTTTTTCTCCTCTTTCATGTTTTGCATGTATGTTTGCCCACAACCCTTCAGATTCCTCCTCAAGAATTTCTCTTAATATATCTGTTAATTTAATCATATTACTTATTTTTAATTAACAATTCCCCTAATACTTCTATTTTTCCTACTAATTCTTGGAACTGTATCTGAGAAATATCAAAATCATTCTTAGTTGATTTGTATAGTTTTTCTAAAAATTCCTTATAATCACTTTTAGCTTTTTCAAAATCAAGTTTTCCTTCAGCTGCTTTTTTATAATATGGTAACTTTACTTTAAAATGATGCCATGTTAATAGAGCTAATCCTCCTTTTTTCTTAGCATTATCAGCAATTTTTTCAGCTCCTTTTTCACGAGTTTCTGCAAATTGCTCAATTACTTCGTTAGAGTCTTGTGTTATTTCCTGTAATAATTGTGATAGTTTCATTCTACTTTCCTTGACCTTTATAAAGTTTTTTATAATTTTTAGACGATTTTAACTTGGATGTTTTCGCTTTAGAATGAACTCCTGGTCTTTTTACTTTAGGTTTTTCAATTTTTGTAGATGCTGATGAAGAAGTTTTTGCCATTTTACTTTTTACTATAAATAGGCCTAATCTTGTAAATGCTTTCTAGCATGTGTTAAAAATTCTTGTAAATTTTCTAATACTTTTTCCTTTATTTTACTGTTATTATTAGACCAATCTTCTACATCTCCTTGCTCGGTTACAAAAGTATCTATTTGATTTACTTGTTCTAAGTAATATTCTTCCATATCCTGTAAGAATGCTCTTAATCCTCCTCTAAGCATAGATTTTTCATACTGTTCGTAAAGACCTGCTTTTCTTAAAGTAGCTTCATATTCTATAGTACATGGATCAAAACAAAATCCATGTATCTTATACATTTTTTGAGCAAGCCAATGCTTTAAAGGGCCTCCACATTTTGGGCATTTTAAAGGCATTTGCATAGCTTTTTTTGCCTTATCTAATTTAGTTATGTTTTGTTTAATTCCACTTTTTATTGTCCAGGTACGTCCATTTTCTTCCCATACATCTCCTTCGTTATGTACTTGGTATTGTTTTTCGTATCCTACTCCTGTTGTTGTTTTTGCAGAAAAATCCTTTTTAACTAGATTTCTAACTCTTTCAACATCTTTTGATTTGAATTCTTTCTTAAGTAAGCTCTCGCCCATAACCTATCTTTTTTATTAATGTTATTACAATCTATGTATTAAAAATTTATTCCAATTTTCTTCTTCTTTTCTTGCTTGTACTTCATAAGGATGATCTACATAATCATACCCCTGTTTATAATATCTAGTCATCCAGGATGGGGATTGTAAATAATGCTGGTATTCGTGTACTAGTGTTTTTATTAGATCTTTTTCAGTTTTTATATTTTTCCAATATACTACAATGTCATTGTCTATATGGCAAAATTCTCCTTTTATGCTTCTATGTTCTGCATCACTATAAGGACTATCTTCTACATATATGTAAGGAAAAGTGGCATGATGTTTACTCATGCCATAATGTTCCTGTATTTTATTTATGTATAGTTCTGTTAAATTTTCTATAACCTGTTTATCCATTTTTTTGTTTATCTTCCCAGTTTCTAAAAGTTATATTACCTTTTAAATAAGCTTCTTTTTCTATTTGATCTAAATAATCATCTTCGTTTGTATTTGAAGTTTGAATATTACCCAATCTTCCTTGTAAGTTTTGAATGTGGTGAATCATTTCGTGAGTGAATGATCTACAAACATCTTTTGGATGTCTACCTAATACATACAATACTACTTCTTTATTATTAGGTTCATAGTATGCTGTTTTTCCAAAAAAGTTATTTGCTTGTTCAGGATCTTTTTTAATTTTTATTTCTGGAAGTGGTAGTATTTGCATTCCTTGATCAAGCATATACTCTAGTATTGAAGCAATAAACGGTTTATAATCGAAAGTAGATTGCTGTTCTTGTATTAATTTACTTTGATATGGTGTATAATCAAAGCTTGTAGGATTTTCTAACCTATTTGTAATAACTATTCTATCTTGTTGAAAATCTACTTTGAATCTTTTATCAGGTACATATTGTCTTAAATCATCATAAAGTTTAACTAATTCTGCTCTATCAGCAGAAGGTATTACAGATGTTACTGCAATAGGTGTTCCTGATGAATTTTCTTTTACTAATTCTTTAGGAAAAAATCCTGTGAATAATTCATCAATAGTATCTGCCATTTTTTCTTCTACCGATTTTGGAGTTACTATATCTATAATTGCTTGTTTATCTTCTTTAGAGACTACTGAAGGTATCCATTTTCCTGATACTAAGTAACTTTGTGAATTTCTTATTACTGATGCTGAGAATTTATCATCTTCTTTTGCTGCAATAATTGGAAGTTCTACTAATTCTACTTTTGGATATTTTTCTTTATTTTTTACAATACCGGAAAATTTTTTCATTTCATCTGCAGTAGTTCCTGTAATTATTTTATCTACTTTATCTTGATTATCATCAATCCATAAATAAGTATCTAATATCGGAGTTTTAGGGCTTATATGAACTTCAATAGGAGTAGCTAAGTATTTTGCATAGATTTCCCATATAGCTTTTGATTGTTCAGCTGTAATTTCTACTCCTTCTCTTACTTTATTTCCTATAAAAATTATTAACTTATCTGCTTGATCTCCCAGTACTTTAGCATTTTCATAATGTACTTTATGTGGTGGTTTAAATCCTCCAGCATAAATTGCTACTATATTTGATTGATCATCTAATGCTTCAGATAAAGTTTGTGCTACTTTTTCAAGTGCAGCTTCTTTTCCAGCTCCTTTAGGTGTTCCTACTTCTCCTGATTTAACAGAAACCATACTTCTAAAAGTACCTGCTATTCTATTTTTTGATCTTGGATTAGTTAACTTTTTTGCAATATCATCTAATAAATCTTCAAAAGATCCATCTATATTAAATCCCTTAAATAATATTTTTATTTGACCCCAATTTGCTGAACTCCAAACATCCTCTCTAGCTACTTCTTTAAAGTTATCTAATTTAACTTTTCTTAAAGTAAGTCTTACTGATGATAGGTTAAATTCAAATTCTTCATCTTTTGTAAGTTGAGGTACATTTGTAATACCCATTCTTCTAAATACCTCTTGAGGATCTTGCTCAAGTAATATCACTTTTGCTAATCCAATAAGTAACCCTTGCTTTTCAGCTGGTAAATCTAAGAAAGATTCTTTAAATGTATGTTCTTCTTCTGTAAGAGCTATTATGTTATCTACTTGAATATATTCATCCTGTTTTCCTTCGATTGGAAAAAGTACAGAAATAAGTTCTCCTGAGTTGTAATACTTTCTTCCTGCATATTTTTCATTTTTAAAAGGAACAATTATATCGGAAGGTAGTTTACTTATTGCATCAATTATTCTCTGCTTAACCTCTCTTTTATCATCTCCTTCAAACCAAATTACTAAATCTAAATCACCATAATCTGCTTTTGAACCTGTTTTTACAGATCCTGAAAGAGTTGCTTTTTTAAATCCAGGAATTGTTTTTAATACCTGATCTACGTACTTATTGAATGTACCTTGTACATCTTGTTTCTGTATTCTGTTTCCTCCGGCTACACCTGACATATTATGCTACTTTATATTTTGCTAGATTAGAATCATCTGGTAAAAATTTACCTTTTAACCCTAATCTTTGTTGATTATCAATCCAGTATTGTTGTAAGTCTTCTGGTATGTCACATCTAGTGCTATCTAATATTTTTAAATAAGTATCGTACACTGCATGAAGATCTTGTTCAGTTAATTGACTTTTTAAAGCATCAATTAGTTTAAAATAGTCTGATATAGTATCTCTATCTAGATTAGTTCCATATAACTTATTTAATAATGTAATTGCTTGATCTGGTGTATTTGCTTCAATCTCTTGAGTCTCTTTATTTTTTACTCCGTAATTATGTGAGAATGTATATCCTTTATGTGAAAATAAGGATACAAGTAGCTGTGTTCTATGTAATCCTTTTACATTTCCTTTATATGTTGCTGAGTAATATGCAAATTCTAACCAATCTACGTCACCAATGTTAATGTCAATTTGAACATTACTTCCTACTGTTTCTCCTGCTTCATTATATTGTGGGAATAATAAAAATAAAGTACCTGCTCCTGATCCTTTCATATCAGCTAGGATTTCTGTATTTGCATTATTAATTTTCTCAGCAATAGTCACTACTACTGCTCTTTTCATTAACTGCTCATCAGAAGAAGTTCTAGCTCTTTTTTTGAATCCTTCAAACAGTTTCATAATATGATTTCGATCTAATCCCCAATCATCAACATCATCAAAAGAAGATCCTGCTAATGCAAGATCTATGTCTCCTGATATGTCTTTTTTTCCTACAGACCCTAATGTCTTCATTCCTGAAAAGTGAGTTTCTGCTTTAGGAAATATACTTTTAAACTGCCTTATAAACTCCTTTAGAGTTGGTTTTATGTCTTCTCTTTTTATAGATGCTGTATTGCCGAATACGTTTCCTCCCATATTTTCTATTTACTTAAATATACGAATATTTTTTCAAATATCCTATGATTATATTAAATAAATAGTACTAAAGTTTTATAGTAGTTGGATATGAGCTAAAGATTGGTTCTGTTATTGGATTTTCTAATTCATATAATTTATATATCAATTTGAATAATTCAAAGTTTTCTTCTATCTTATCTATGACTTTTAATTCCCATCCTTTTCCTTGGAATTTTTTACCGCTTTTATCTTCTCCTCTTGTTGCTGCTTTTAGCCAAAGAATACCTGTTCTATCAATTTTTATTCCTTTTGCTTCTTCAATTGATTTAGCATAAGCTGCTAGTTGTAGTTCGTAGGACTTATGTAGTGAATTTGATGTTTTAAAATCAATCAACCAGACCTGTCCATTTATCTTACAAACACAGTCGGCTGTTCCTGCATACTTATGTATATCTGAGTAGGTGAATTCTTCTGTGAATATTAGTTCAGGTTTTGCTTGTAACCAGAATTGTTGGAATTTTATTATCATTCCCCATACTAATTCGTTGTATTTTGCATTACCATAATCATCCATCCAACTAATCTCTTTACCTTCTAGTAGTTCTTCAATGGCATTATGAACTTGAGTACCTTCTTCTCCAGCTCTTCTCATTATGATGTCGGAATTATGTCCTACATCTTTTAGCCAATTTTCAAAGTATTTATTCTTTGGCATAAAGCTAAGAATTGAAGTTACTGATGGATAGAATACTCCCTCAGATCTTTCATAGCATCTGCGATCAAGAAAATTTATCTGCTTTAAATCTGGTTTAAAATCTAATCGTTTTTTTGCATGCTCTTTTAGGATGTTTGCTCCTTTTTGTATCATGTTATGATAGTTTATAGCGAAGAAGTTTACCTAAGTCCATTTCTTCAGCTTGTTGTACATAATGAGTGAATTTTTCAAATCCCATCTCACTTGGATCTTTGTCTTGCATATCAACTAGGTAGACCCTCTTACCCATATTTAAAAACCTTTCTGTGTACTCTAATGCTCTTTTAAAAGCATCTTTATCAAGTGCTATATAAATATCTTCTATCCTACTATCGACTATTTTTTTTAGTAGAGATTTAGATAATGATTTTCCTAATATTGGAACTGCATTTCTTTTTACTGCAATAGCATCAAATACGCCTTCTACCAATACAATTGGTTTATTCCAATTGATTAGATTTTCAAAGCCTACAATGTCTTTTGATGTTTCAGGATTTCTATACTTATTAAAAGCATTCTCATATGTTCTTCCTACAAAGAAGTTTAATTGACCAGATTCATTATAAGAAGGTACTATTATTCTTCCTTCGTATTCTCCAGAAGTACAATATCCTATATTATATTTTAAGAAATCCCTATCTGTAAATCCTCTTTTATATAAATAGCTTCTAACTTTATTTGCAATAACTGAAGTATTAGATGCTAAGTATATTGGTTTGAATTCTTTTGGTAATTCTAATACATTATCAACCTTATACCCTACTTCCTCTCCTTTTCTAATATATCGCAATATTTCATATGCTTGTTCAGCAGGAACTTGAAGTTGTTTTAGTAACGACTTTACTGTCTTACCTTTAAATCCACATACCCAACAGGCAAATGTATTTTCTCCTTTTTCATTTGTATGTAAATTTACTTCTAGTTTTGGTTTATGGTGATTGCATTTAGGACATATAAATGCGTAATTCTCCCTAGCTCTTTTGTGGGATTTACCTAGTATATTTTCTAAATAACCTAATAGTATTGGACTGTCCATAATCGTAAGATATGAAAAAAGGCTTGAAAAAACAAGCCTTATTTTAAACATCTATTACTTTTATATTACCTTTACGATCTTGCATTATATTACTCAATCTAACCATTCCTTGTGATCCTTCTATATCAGGATATATATCTAGGTCATCTGCTTCTTGTTGTATTTTTTCTAATGAAACATCATTAGGATCTGCTGTGTATGGATATAACCTTTCCATTGTGATTATACCTAGTTTTTCATTTATAACTTGTACATCGTATATATGAACAAAGTATTTAGTTGTAACTCCTTTTATTTTTTGTGCATCTTCTAACTCCTCAGAATCAGTCGTTACTTTTACTACCTTATTTCCTACTAAAAAAGCTGCTCCATAATCACCAGATCCTAAAAATTTACCTCCTTGCTGTTTTATTTTTTCAACTGCATCTTGGTATTGTTGTGTAGGTGATATTATTTCCTTTATTAGTTGTAAGATTTTCATTAATCTAATTTACCAGTTCCTGTAACTATTTTTTGTATTGCTTGTTTTTGTTGATCTGATTGAACTAAACTAAATTTTTTATAATTTGGTTTATCGAATACTAACTCAAATTTTCCATCTAATTTTGTATCAATTAACTGATCAATGGCTTGTTTTGCTGTTGTTCTTAATTTTTCAGTTTGTGAAAATCCTCCTGGGTATATTCTTGGGATTTCTACTTGGGTATTTTGATCTAATTCACCTAAGTACCAAACTAAATCTTGTTTACTATATTGTATTTGATGTGCTTCGTAGATTGGTTTTTCTCCTCTAGTTATTCTATCTACATTATGTTGATTTGCTTTATCTAGGATTTTATTTCCTCTTTCAGGATCTCCTTTGTATTTATCTTGCTCTTGTCCTGATTTTGCTATTGCAGTAAAGATATCCATAAAATCTTTTGTTGTTCCTCCATTAGTTTTACCTCCAGGAACGTGTCTAGAATATCCTATTTCCTCTTTAATCAATTGTATTAATTGTGACTTTTTCATTGCTTTTTTTTAAATTCATTTATAAACAGACCTGTTCCAAATATTAATATTACTGCTATCCAATAATATCCTACAACCTCTGTATCCATTACAATTCTTCTATATGTATTTTTAATTGCCCTGTTCCTTTGATTACTCTATGATAGGTATCTTTTGGTATAAATATCACATTTTTTAGTACCTGGGGTAATTGATTATCGAATTGGAATTGCCAGTCTGTTTGACCTATTACGGTTACTTTTCTATCTTTTTGATCTCTATGCCAAACTAATTCACTTTCATCAATATCTTGTGAGAATGTCCGTATTATTATAGTACTATCAATTTGTTGATTATACGGTCTATCCTTATGTTGATTGTTATGCATTAACTAGTAACCTTTTTGTTTAATTATGATAAAAATCTTAATTTATATTTAGTTGATTCAACTAATTCCATAACACCATCTACTTGGTTTTGAATATATGAATCTTCTAAATCCTGTCTTAGTACTTCTATAATATCAACTAATTCTGTAAAGTATCCAACTACTTGAGCATTATCTGTGTAGTTTTGTAGAGGTGGATTTTCGTAGTTCATAATAATCCCATACTTACCTTGATATGATTCAATTAATCCATCTACTAACTCTATTATTTCATCATAATATTCATTTAATGCTTTATGTTCTGCAAATGATTTTGTTTGTAGATGAAATACATGTACTTGTGTTCTTGAGTGAAATAAGTACGATACTAATTTAATAAAATTCTCCATTATATTTTTATTTATTTTCCCAATGTTTATTATACCTTTCCCACCAAAATGTTAAATCTTGAGTTTCATCATCATAAAATTCTCCTACAAAATCAGATTTAAACTTTGAACCAGTATTTTCATATAAAGCTAGAGTGTAAATATCTTGAGTTATATGTAAATTATTTTTTAAATATTCTATTACAAATTTATAATTAGATCCTCTAATTACCCCAGCTTCTACTAGTAATATTTTCTTACTATTAAACTTATATCTATATAAGTTAATTAATGTTTCTAATTCGTAATAGTATGTTGAATCCCATTGCTGATCTGGATATGGTACATCTATACTAAATCCATCACAGATTTCTCCTTGATCACTTAAAGAGTGTCTTAAAAATTGACCTACTATACAGGAATAATCAGATGATACTGAAATTATAACTGTATTACTTGCATTAAAATTTTTTTCTAAAAGACTATCACTAAGTTTATAAATTAACTCAGTTTCTTCTTTTTGTAATATATCTAAATTTTTTCTTACCATTTTACCAATAACCTGAAAAGTTTTTACTTCCTCCTAATGATTTCCAATATCTTCCTATGTGGCATCCCCAATAATTTGGAGATAATTTATTCTTTTCTGTAGCACATTTATGCCTGGCTGCAAATGAATGTCTTGCTTTGGGATCATCTATTTTAACTGATAATCCTGTTGTTCCTCCAAATTGCACTTTTTTTACTTTTTTCGATTTAGGATCCTTTACATATACTACGAACTTTTTAGATCCTCCTCTTTTTGGTTTACCTAACTCAACCTTTTTACCATGATATTCAGCTTCATTTAATCTTTTCCAATTTTCAAGTGCTTTTATGTCATACGTATTTGTTTCGTTATTATATCCACAATTATGACACAGTGCTGGATCTTTGTCATCTGGTGTTACTTCCCAGTCATGATTACATTTCTTACAGGTTATATGTTTCCCTGGTTCAATCATTGGTAAATCCAGAGGTACTTTTACTCCTTCATATAAACCATATTCCCCAATATCAGTTTCTCTTAGTAACTGTTCGTCTTGTTCATTTAATGTGATTTTACCGTCTCTAAGCGCTTGTCTTGCTTCAGCAAATAATTGTACAAATGAGTCTGAGGAATACCTGTAGACACACTCAGATAGTGTTAGTTTGTTATCTAAATGGTATTGCAAGGTTGGTAGTCCAACTATTTCCTGTAATCTTATCATAAGAAGTCTTTTTTGAAGTATCTACCTTCTATATTGTCATTTATGTAATTTGAATTTGGTTCAATTACTTCGTTAATAAATAGAAATTTATTTTCGTAATATGTGTGTAATTTTTTATTACTTGTAAACATTAAAATCTCTCTTGCAAATTCATCATGTTTTTTATCCTTTATTAACTGTTTTATTTCAGGATGAGATCCATAGTATGTTTTCCAATCAGATTCTTTTACTACCTTTTTCTTTTTACTTGCTCTCTTATCTGTAAGCTCGGCTAATTCTTTTTTACCTAGTGGTTTGTTTTGAATTGATATTAGTTGTTTTTTACCTAAATATTTTCTACCACTTGGTATATGTGTAACTTGGTAGATAAACCCAAACGGTGTTGGTTGGGGCATATCTGTTAATTCGTTTATTTGTTGTTGTTTATATAACCACATTGTGTTTTATTATACTGATGTTAAGTTTACTGTATACCATCTTGTTCCATCAAAGTAACATAGTTTTGTTGATCCTGCTGAACCTGATGAAACTAACATTCCTTCTACTCCAGTTGGTAGTGTTGATCTTGTTTGTAGTTTTACTATATCTTTTACATATAGTGAACCTGTTACTTGAACTACTTTTTCTGCTGCATGTATTAAGTTACCTCTTGAACTATTTGACTCTCCGTTACCTACTATAAATGCACTACTAATTGAAGATGTTACATTGTACTGCCCTTGAACATGTTGGTAATTACCAGATGCTATTGTTCCTAACCCTTCTACATGTGAATAATTTCCAATTGCTTTAGTGCTATTACCCTCTGCATGTGATGCATATCCTTGAGCAATTGAATACTCTCCTTCTGCATGAGAATAGGATCCTGATGCTGTGGTAGTAGCACCTTCTGCATGGGAATAAGATCCTGATGCGATTGTATACGATCCTTCAGCATGTGAGTAATCTCCTTTTGCTTGAGTAGTATCTCCTTCTGCATGTGATGCATATCCTAATGCTTGAGTTAAACTTCCTTCTGCATGGGAAAAAG